AATTTATTGATTCTATTTATGGGTACGTTCTTCTTTGGCATAATAAGTTATTTTTTATTTTCGTAATATCTTTTTAGATAAATATTTGGAAACAAAGAATAATCAGTAAACTATTGATTTTTTATAAAAAATTCGTTATATTTAAGTAATAACGATATTGTTAAATTATTTTAAAATTGATAAATTTGGACGATATAAAAGGGCGTTCAGCTATTACTATATTGGAAAATTATACTGGTAAAAACCCTTACTTAAAGAAATTAAAATTAAAATTAAGTAAGAGTGGTAAGCTAAAACTTACAGCAAATCAAACCAAGTATATTATAAACAATCATGATAAGGAACCTATTCATGTGAATAAGGTTATTAGTATAACTACGTACCTAGGTGAGGAACTAAAACAACATTATAATTTATCATTTGTTCCAGAGAAAATACTTTTTGAATATATCTTAGCAGAAAGTGAAAAGGTTTATCACGTATATGGTAAACTAAAAAGAAATCAAGATAAATCTGAAATGTACTTCATACCAAAAACACAAGTACTTGATGACCCATTCTATAAAGAAGTTGATATAGATGTTGACTTCACAAAATACATAGAGTTAGACCAATTCCAACTTAAAGACGGAACAATAGGTAGAACACCTTACGAACATCAAATAAATGGTGTTAAGTTCTTATTAACAAATAAGGGTTGTCTTTTAGCTGACGACATGGGGCTTGGGAAAACGATGATGAGTGTTATAGCAGCAATAGAATCTGGTGCTAAAAAAATACTAATTGTTTGTCCTTCAGCAGTTAAGATTAACTGGGAAAGAGAAATACAATACTTCCAAGAAATGGATACAGCCATAATTGAAGGTAAGAGATGGAAGGATGCTAAGTTTACTATTATAAATTATGACATACTTAAAAATTTCCATGAAATACCAGATAAGAATATAAGGGAAGAAGATATCTGTTGGGATAGTCAAGAACTAGTTAAAGCTAATTTTGATTTAATTATTATTGATGAGGCACATAAATTAAAAAACCCTAATAGTAATAGAGGCGCTATAATGAAAGACTTATGTACTAACTACGGTGACAAAAAAGTGTGGTTACTTAGCGGTACCCCAGTAGCTAACAGACCAATGGATTATTATAATTTATTGAAGTTGATAAAATCACCAATAGCTGATAACTGGAAACACTTTGTTTTAAGATATTGTGAGGGTAGACAAATAACCACAACACTTAAGAATGGTAGACAAAAAAGAGTTTGGTTGACAAACGGAGCTTCCAACCTAGAAGAACTAGCATTAAAGACTAAACATGTTTACTTACGAAGACTTAAGACTGAGATAGGCGATATGCCAGAAAAGAATGTCGTACCATTATACCATAAGTTTAATAAGAAACAATGGGCTAATTATGACAACCTATGGGAAGAGTACCTTGAAGAAAGGAGAGCTAAGAAAAAAAGAGGTGAACCAGAAAGAGACTTAGTTGAGTTAGGTCTTTTAAGGAAATATGTTGCCATGGAAGCCATTCCTAAGACCATAGAGCAAGCCGAAGAGATTTTAGAGCAAGGACATAAGGTTATTATATTTTGTAGCTTTACAGACGAATTAATGGAGTTGGAGAATTACTTTGGTAATAAATGTGTCATACATCACGGTTCTATGAGTGATAAGGATAAACAAAAATCAATCGATAAATTTCAACAATCAGATAAGGTTACAGTGTTTATTGGTAATATTATATCAGCTGGTGTTGGTATCACACTTACTGAAGCCACACATGTAATATTTAATTCATTTGACTGGGTGCCAGGAAACAACGAACAAGCGGAAGATAGGAGTTACAGAATTGGTCAGAAGAATAATGTAACGGTGTATTATCAATTATTTGAAGATACGGTATCAATAAGAATATGGGGTACTCTACAAAGAAAACAAAATATCATTGACACCATAATGGGTCAAGTAGAAATAAATGAAGATGACGTTATAGGTCAGATGCTAGATGAAATAATAGAAGATTATGAATAAAGTAAGATTATACGGATTTAAAGATTGTCCATACTGTCAAGAAATTAAAGGACTATTTGATAAAGATGGTTTAGATTATATCTATGTTGATATTGAAGACAAAAAAAACGACAAAGAGGTTGATAAGATAATGAAGATTGGTAAAACAGATAGTGTGCCAATCATATTGGTTAATAAAACATTGTTATCACCAGAAGTAAGTTTCAAGACTATACAAGAAGCTTTTGATTTAACTAAAAAATTCTTATCTGAAGAAAATTAAAAGATTACTAGTTTTTATAATATTTATATAATAAATAGATATTATGCCGATTAGTAACGAAGACAAGAACAGAATATTTGAACAATTTAGGGTATCTATGGGTGCCCCTCTTCGTCAGATTGAATTAACTGACGATATGTTGTGTACGCTATTGGATATTGCTATTGAAGACTATGCGCAATACGTACAAGAATGGCTTATAGAACATCAATGGCAATCATTACTAGGTCAAAACATAGACACTACAGACATGGCTTTCGCTTTGAGTGTTAGAGATTTTGATTTCATGACCCAATACACATACGCATACTCAAAACAAGTAGGATTACAAGCTAGAGGTCCTTGGGAACTTAAAAAGGATTATGTAACATTAGAAAATGGAAGACAAGTTTATGAAATACCACCTGGTAGAGAAGTAAATGAAGTTTTATGGATTACACCTCCCACAACACAAGCAGCCTTATTCGCTAACTACGGTGGACTAGATTATGGTTTCGCTGGTGGTTACGGACAACTTGGTGGTGTTGGTGGTGGTGGAAACGGATATGGTTTCGGTGGAAACGGTGGGTACTACATCGCACCAGCATACGATATTTTACTTACTGCTAGTGATTTAAACCTTAAGAATAGGTTATTAAGAAGTGAATTAGCATATAAATTAACTGCTGGTCCTAACGGAAGTAGATTATTACACCTATTATCAACACCAGGTTCTAAGTTTACCTTTGGTCATGGTATTGGTGGTCCAGGAAGTTCTATTAACTTAACTGGATGTCAGGTATGGTATTTTTATTATGATACAGATGCATCGAATGTTGATGATTGTAGAGCAGATAACCCAGACATTATTAAATTACCTAATGATGTACCTTTATCTAAATTAGATTTTGCTGATTTTAATGAACCTACCAAGACACTTGTTAGACAGTTATTTATATCTGAAGCTAAAAGAGCTCTAGGTAGAACAAGAGGAAAGTTTGGTGGTATTGTAGGTCCTCCAGAAGCCGAAAGAACTATGGATTATGAATCTTTATTATCTGAAGGTAATGATGAAAGAAAATCAGTACTTGAAAGACTTGATACTAGACTTGATAGATTGTCATCCACAAAACAAATTGAAAGAGCAGCTAATGAATCTGAATTCTTAAATAAACATTTAAAATTCCGACCATTAGGTTTCTACATAAAATAAATACAAAAAAATAAAGGAGCTTTAATTAGCTCCTTTTTTATTTTAATCGTTTTCAAATTTTATAATTAAATCATCTGGTTTTTGATTCTTAGCTTTATCTAAATTATTTTGATAACTCATTTCCATTTTATAAGCTTTTTCTAAAGTAAGGCTACCAGTTTGATTATAATCCCAGTCTTTTCTAACCCACTCACCATCATAACCCATTTCCCAGTAATTATCTTCTAAGAATTTAATCATATCAGCTTTTAACTCATCCATATTTTGAGAAACTGTTTCTGGGTCTTTATGATTACTTATTGATTCTTTATAATCTAACCATTGTTGATATCTATCATCTACATCATCTTCTAATGTATTATAATAAATCTGTCTTTCTTTAGCTTTAGGTTCGTATTTAAGTAATATCGAACTATCAGCTAACTCAACACCCCACTTATTGGAAATTAACATGAACTTACCATCCACTTCGAATAAATCACAAAAACCTAGAAGTTCTTTAGGTAATTTATTTTTACTCTTCATTTCATCATAATCAGCTATCTCAAGTCTCATACAGATATCATCTAGAAGTCTTTTCTCTTCTTTAATACCTTCAATTCTTTCTATACGTTTTCTTTCTTTATAATCAGCCCTAAGTTCATCCCATTCTTCTTGTTCCATAAAGTTAGGTAATTTATTAACTGAATCCCAGAATCTAATTTCTTCATCACTCATACGCATAACATATTCATATGAATCTTGGTCTGATTCTTCAAAAGGTTTACCAGCAATCATTTCACATTGTTTTTTAGTGAAAGCACTTCTCTCTTTCAATTTAAGAACCTTAGTTTTTTTATCTTTATAAACATCGATAATTATATCATTCCTAATTTCTGGGTCGAAACAAACTAATAATGGTTTAATTCTTTTATTAAATGCATCCAAATACTTAGCTACATTATATTCATCAGTTGTATAATCTGGATTCTTCTCTATCTCAACTAATGGTACTAACTTACAGTTAAATGCAACCTCTACAACTTGTTTAGTCTTTTTATCCTTAATAGTTTTAATATCAGCATGACTCTTAGCAGTACCAGTGTTAACATAATAAATAACATCACCTAGATTAACTTTTAAATCATGTTTAAGTATTAATTCCATGTGTGCTTGCCTAGATTTAAGGTTACCAGCTTTATTCTTTTGTCTACAATAAACATTCTTATAATTGTCTGGTGTAAGTTTAACCTTAGACTTTGATGCAATTTTTGCTACAGGTATTTCATAATTATAAATCTTACTTACATAATCATAATACCATTGTATAAACTCATAACCCTTACCATCTAAAAGAAGTCTAACACCCTTATCTAAGAATTCTTCAATATAAACTGGCATTGCCTTTGACTTAATTGAGTTACCAACTAATTTAACCTTACCATCAATCAAGTTAGCATAATTCTTTCTAGCAAAGTTAATTGTTGAATCACAAACATCATCAATATCCAACCCCATTCTACCTTCCATATAGGTTTCATTGAAATCAGCTAATACAGATTCAAGACCAGTTAACTCTGTACCTGGTTCATACTTAGATGTTTTCCAGTGATTAGCCTTAACAACATACTTAATATCATTAATATGTTCTGGTAATGCAAAGTTAGCACCATCAGTATCCATCACTAATGGCCTGAACCCATGTGTTTCTTTAAAATGTTTAAGCATAAGTCTTAATGACTGTCTACCTCTACATGTTGTTTCTTCAGCACAATCACTATCACCCCAATTGAATATATAAGGTGCACCGTAAGCACCAAAGAATGAGTTAGCTAATATCTTAAGAGGTAATTGTTTTTTATCAAAGTCAGATGCAAATTTATTTTGCTCACTAATCATATTTTTAGCGTTAGTGGTTCTTTCTGGTGATAACTTATCTTTATTTTTATCAAATAAATCTTGATACTTAGACTTTAACTTCTTAGCATCACCCATCTTAAACTTAAATTCATCCCTCTTATCAACAACATATGTTAAAAGACCTTCCATAACACCAGATATATCTAAACTTGGGAATATACCCCATGTTAATTGAGTTTTAGGGTATAGTGCCGCGAAATCCAGTTTAGCAACATCTCTAGCGTAACCAACTTCAATAAGTCTAGAAAGACCACCAACGAAGTTTCTCTTCTTCTCTAACGCTGGTATACCTAAACCATTTTCATATGACCATGCAGCCATAATCAATTTCCATTGTCCAGCAGTACCCATTGTAGATGAACGCATATATGACGTTGGTAATAACTTAGCAATTAAATAAGCGGCTTGGTTATATATTGCATCTACCTGGTCTGTTTCCCAAAGGTCATCTAATAGATATCTTTGAACTATATAATCACCCTTGACAACCACATACCCTTTTTCTAAGACTCTATCTTCTGTAATCTTATACCAATCACCATCAGAATCATTAAAAGCGTAATCAGAAGTGTCTGACCATGTCTTATTAAGAATATCACCAGGAACGTAAACCCTATTCTTTTTAGCCACACCAGAAAATTGTGTAATATACTTAAGTGACCATGATTTTATATCTGAATTAATAGCTTGTGCCCTACGAACTGAATGTGAAATATCTAACACATTATAACCCCACATAAGAGTTTGTTCAAAAAGTTCTGATTCACCACCTAATTTAAGCATCGAATCTTTCCATCTAATTTTTTTATTAGGATTAAGTGTTCTAGCAATACCTGTGATATCTATACTAAGTCTTTCACAACGTCTTTTAATAAATGGCCAATCAAAGTTAGCATCATTATAAGCTGTTATTAAATCTGGTAATCTTTCATCTATTATTTGGAAGAATCTAATAATATTACGTCTTTCTGAATCTCTTTTTTCTTGTTCAGTATTACCTCTAGTTTCTAGAACTTCTTCATAACCTCTATTATCTCTCATACCGATTTGGAATATTGCATCAGTTGATGCGTCTAATCCTTCGGTCTCAAGGTCAAATTGAAATCTATGTAAGTCGTTATAATCATCCATACCCTTAAACAATCTCTTACCTGTTTGTATAAGAAATTGCTCATCTGGGGATAACGCAACAAATAGACTCTTAAATGTCGGTGAATTTTTATCAGTGGGGTCTATATTATCCGAACTATATAAATCAACACCGCCCTCTCTAAAAAAGTTAATTAGATTTGAATAACTACCATTACATATTGCTATAAATTTATAACCATTATCTAACCTTTCTGGGGTATTACCTTCATCATCATCAACCCTAAGCTTTTTAATTTTAACTTTATACTTAGTCATTGCAGCTTTTATGTGTGAAGATTTTCCACCATATAATAAAACAGAAACCTCATGCTTCAACCAAACAAATGGTTTATAAGAATGTTTCTCAATCCTCTTACCAGTTTCTGGGTCATTAATAATTAAATCTACTGTGTTATCTCTATACGAACTCTCAATTCCTATTATGTATTTTTGAGGGTCTTTACCCTCAAGAAATTGTTCTATTATTTCAAAACTAACTGCATTACTCATAAAAACTTTTTTTACAAATATAGTTAATTAAATTTTTTAAAACAAATTTTTAAGGAATATTCTTCTTTTAATCTTTTTGTAAAAAGATTAACAAATATAATTCTTTATAAGTAAATTAGCAACTTTTTACCTTACTTTTTTATAGAACCATCAAGGACGTTAATAAATAATTCTTCTCTGATTGGAACAATAAGTGTTCCTTCTGGATGTGCAGTACCATCTAAAAACTCAATTACAAACTGACCAACGTACCTACCAGCCTTATTAGTATCCTTACTAGTAAATTGATATGCTATGTAGTACTCTTCATCTTCACAACCATTATATTGTGATTTAAGTATACACGTTGCTGGTTTTTTACCTATTTTTTTAACTCCAGTAACAACATCTGTCATACAGAAGTATATATCACTATTCTGTAACATATCATGAAATTCTTTATATGTATACCTACCATCCTTAATTAATTCCATTTTAAGTATTGGTAATGTTGCTCCTTTGTTAATGTAAAAATCCATAATTATAAATATTCATTTTTTTTATTTTATATCATCTTATGAAGGGGTATTCCATTTACTAACTCTAGCTACTGCTGGAATAGATGTAAAGGTACCATTAGATACTGTAACTTTTGCTTCATAATATGGGTAAGTTGCATCTTCAGGTGCCCATATTACAAAATCTACAACATCGTCTGCCGAAACCTCAGTATTTAAAGGTATTTGCCCAGATGCTGTGGTAACATTTGCTGAACCAGATGTTCCAGCTGTAGGTTCACTCCATACAACATGAACTGGACCTGTAGAAGGGTTAGTTAATACCACAATTTCAATATCATCTGTAGCAGCTTCGTCAAATAATAATCTAATATTACCATCATCGTATATCGTATAAGGGTCTGGAGAAGTTGGGGACGTATTAAATATTTCAAATGTCATTGAATCTGGTTCAGTAGAACCACTAACAACATTACCATTAGAATCAATCCCTAAGTTTGTAATTGGTGTTGTCCCACCTACATTGTTTATATTAAGATTAGGAACATAAACAGTATCGTTTGTTGTACTTGATATGTTTTTACCACCTAAAATAACACTTCTATTATGAGATATTGTGTTACCACTACCACCTATAATAACAGAATCTTCTGGTCTCCCAGGAAATGAAGATATTACATTAGAATCTCCACCTATTATAGCACCTCTACTAGTTTTAGTAATTGTATTGCCAGTACCACCTATTATGGATGATGATATTGATGGATTTAGTCCATTGCTATTTTCCATTCTATTTTGGGAACCAGTAATAACACAAGACTCATTATTTCTTATTGTATTATTGCTACCAAAAACAGCGTTACCACTACCACCTTCAAAGTATATATAATCACCAACAGCAATATTACATAACGAATCGGTTGCGTCACTATACATTTCTACATTTCTACCCCAAGATATACTGTAATTTGCTGAATTACCACCATATATAATTTGTGTGTTTGTAGATGTACCACCAACTAACAAACCATCTCCAATAGCTCTTAAATTATTACCAAGTGTCATTGAGTAATTCCCCCCCAAAGTGTTACCTGAACCAGCATTAATAGAGTATAGTGCATCATTATTTATAATGTTAATCGGTGGTCCCGCATCGACACTTGGGTTAGGTGTCCCTATGTTAACGCTATCAATTACTCTTAAATAAGGAACGTAAACTGTATCATCCGTTGTACCTGTGATATTTTGACCACCTAAAATAACACTTCTAGATACACCATTTAAT